TTCTTTTACTAATGTGCCCATTTTTATATACATCCTTGTGATAGCACGGACTTTTTCCTTGAGAACTTGTTCCTCATAATTTGGATCATTTTTTCTATCTTTCCTGCGTTTTCTATAACAATCTACGCATAAATATCCACTAAAACTGGCAAATTCATTTCCACATCGACATTTCCCAGTTCGATGTCTTTTGACTTTTCCAGTTCTAAGAGTTCTTGCGCGTTCTTGTTCATTTTTACAGGCATGACAATATCCAATATTCGGGTTCTCTTTTATTTTTCCACATTTGTAACAATCCGGTCTTCTTCTTCCTTCTCCACGCCAAATTGGCTTCAATCCTAATTCGGCACGCTTTTTATCGCGCCTATCTTTAGATTGTTGCTTCCGGCACGGTGTACACCTTCTTGTTCCATCTTTTTCGATCTTGTCCTTTTCTTTACCACATCTTTTGCAAATTATATCCATGATCACATTAGCTCCTTGAGATTAAAGGACAGAGTATCCTATAATCTCAAGTTAGGATCAACCCTGGGATAAGGGAACTAGAATCCTCATTGAATACTCAGGCACGAGCACTGAGCCGTGAACTTCATCTTGTACTAGACCAGTTTGGTTTTGTCCAAAGATTGTACCGTGATACATACGCACTGAAACACCAGTATCAGGATCATGTTCGTTGGCACTAGCGAAAGGTTCAGTGCTTGGCAAACGAGGCATTGCAAGGTAAAGCGCTTGACCGCCCAATACACCACCACAACGGTGAGATGGGAAGGTTAAAACTTTCATACCTGCAACAATAGCGTTGTTCAAGTTTTTAGTGTTACCACCAGCCCAGTTAAGTGCAGGAGTGAATGTAATTGTTACTTGGCTACCGGCAGTAGAAGCTGCATCTGCTGTTGCTCTAAATTGAACAGGGTTAGCAGAAGGTCTATGACCGATGAACGTCAAGAAACGCATGTTAGGTTGCCCTGACACACCATCTTGGAACTGAAATACGTCACCAGACAATACCGCACTGGCATCACTAGCCGTACCTACACCACTAAACGTAATTTGAGTTACATTTTGACCTGTTGGATCGTTGGTTGATACTACAGTCAATGTATCTCCAGCAATACCAGTAGTACCTGATACGTGGATAGGCATTAAGTTTGATTGGTAGTATTGAATAGGAGGTTGACCCCATTCGCCAATTTCCCAAGACATAGCGATGTCATCATTACGACGTGGGACGAATTGGTTAATCCCGTTACCAACAACGCTTGGAACTACGGTATCAGGCAAATAAACCTTCATTCCTTGAGCGACCGCACCAAAGTTTTTAAACTTCATATGCATGTCAGCAAGTTGGTTAAATGAGCTAATCGCAGTTGAACCGTTGCCGTAAAAGCGAAAAGGACCAGACTCAGTATGCAACGCTGATGTTGGAAGACCAGCAGAATCACCAACAGGAACTGATGAATCCCAGTTAAGTGCAACGTTCGCTTCAACGTTGGTTGCTAATTCCATCATGAAGAACAAGGTGAATTCACGTAGGTAATCATCACCTTCTTTATCTAAATTAAACATCAATTGTTGCGCTGTAACGGCATACGAACTGTTGTTTGATTGGTCAGCGGCAAGTGTTAATACACGTTGAACCGCAGGTTGAAACTCAGCCACAAGACCGGCAGCAGTAACAGCACGTGGTGGCAAGTCAAACGTAATACTTGACCCTAAGTTAAATTTTACGTCGTTAAATTCTTTAAATTTAGTATTGGCAGTTGCAACATGGCAGCACAAGTTTTGCAGTGCAGCAAGACCTGAGCGTTGGTATGTGGCAACCGTCTGTAATAGGTTACTTGGAAATACAGCCATCATGGCCTCCTTAATGATAATCCGTTAACACTAAGGATAAGGCTATGGCTTGTTCCTAGACTCTAAACATACGTTTATAGTCACTAACAGAACGCACCCCGCCATTATCCGTACCATTTGTAGAAGGTCGCATTTGTGATAATGGTTCATTTGGGAGTCTGATATTGGCTGCGTCTTTGTTCGCTTTAATCGAACTAGCCAGCCTTTGAACTTCTTTAATGGCGTCTTTGGATGAATACTGAGAAAGATTCTCAATATCCGCTAACTTGAATCTGTTTTTTCCTAATTCGTAGAGAACATCAGCAACGTTGTCTACGTTTTCAGCTAAAAGCTGAACTGTATTAGGGAAACGACCAAACTCAATATCGCCCGTTACGTCATTAAAATCTTGATAGGCTGCTTTTCCAGATTCAACTTTACTTACAAACTTTTGCACAATTTGTTCGGCGTAGGCTTTTTGAGACTGGGAAAGATTTTCTTTCTCCATCGCTTCACGCTGTCTTTTAGTTTCCTCAGCCACGATTTGACGAATTTTTTCATCGCTATTTTGAGCCACATGCGCAGTATTTGAAGCTGAATTTGCACTCGAAGTTTGTTGACCTTGATTCGCGTCTTCATACTTACGTTGCGCATATTCAGGCTGTTCAACACGTAACCGTCGATCACGCTCAACCGCCTCATTTTTCGCTCTCTTAACAATGTCATTAACGTCATTTTGTGTAAAAGTCTTTGTAGGTGCTACATCACTTACTTCATGTGACACAGCTGTTGTTCCAGATAAGTTACTATCTGATACGTTCATCCCAATTGAACTATCCATAATGCTTCCTTGCTATTTAATCCCCGCAACGGTAGAAGGCGTATTGCCACCCTAATTACAGCTAGGTTCTGTACTATTGCCGCGTAACCGTTAAAACCTCTCTTTCGCGAGAGTCTCGGTATCTAAAACAATCTCAATCCTAGAAATTGTTTACATAAGATACAGCTTAAATTGTAGCAGTGGCTAAGAAATTGTCAATGTAAGATGTGGGTAACCATGTGAATATTTGGTTAATTAGCGGTGTAAAAAACATATGTTTGAGTTATCCACACAAGAATCTTCAGCTTTTCCAGAAGTAATAAACAAGATAGCGTGGTCGCCAATACTACGGTAGTTACCAAAAATTACACTTATCCACTGAATTATTACTGCTCTATTACTACTACTATTTAATATATTAAATAAATAATAGTAATAATGCGTGTGGATAAAAAAAAGGGAGCCAAAGCCCCCTTCCGAATTATTGGATTAACCAATTGTTTGAGAGAATCTCAACATCACGCCGTAAAAGTCATATTCACTCGACGCTGAGTTGTCTACCGTAACTTCTAGGACATATTTTGTATCGGCCGTTACGTCAAAGGCAGGTGTATCCACCGCAACATTCGTTACATATGGATTTCCTTGCGTTGCTGTAGCGAGCGCTCCAGTTACTGGAACCGATGTTACAGCCACAGCAGAGTTATCTGCATAAGTGATCAAATCTAATACAGCCGTATGTGCTTCAAGCGCATCTGCGGCAATTGCATATATATAATCAAAGCTGTCCAATCTAAAACCCTTCGATGCAGCTACTCTAATCATCGGGGTTATGTCAATTCCGATAATTGAAGTTTCATCTCCAGGTGTGTGACGACTAACATAATTTCCTTGCGCAATACGTGTGACTGTCCAGGTTCCAGTGCCAAACGTCAATACATTGCTAATTCCAACAAATTCTTGATGGGCGATAATATTTGCAGCGCCTGTATCCAAAAGGAAATTTGCAGTAGCAGCGCCACTATCAGGAATAGTAATAACCTGATCTTGTCCAACAGTCGCCGCATTGTTTACTGTGGTATTAAAATCGACTGAATTGTCGATGGCTTCAAATTCTAAATATCCACTAGCCGTAGTGGTAGGATATGATCTAAAAAATCCTTTAGCAGCATCCGCACCGGCTATAAATTGACCACCACCCGATGTTTGAACATTATTGTCACCAGTGATGCTAAGTCCTGAGCTAATGCTTTGAGAAGATGCAGCGCTAGCAGACAGAATAAAGTTCGCAGTAGCAGCACCTGAGTCTGGAACAGAAACTACTTGATCTTGACCAATCGCAGTTCCGTTGCTAATAACTGTATCAAAATCACCTGACGCATTAACAGCTGCTCTAAATGAGAAAACACCAGAAGCTGTTGTGGTTGGGTAAGCATCAAACTCACCAACAAACCCACCTGCCGCTAGTCCGCTAGATATAATTCCAGCGTCTACCTGAAAACCGCCGGAAGTAATATGTTGCGTTCCAGAAATATCCGATAAAATAAACTCAGCAGTAGCAGCGCCTGGATCAGGAATACTAATAACCGATGCTTGACCCATAGCCGCGTTGCTAATAGTTGTTACTGTATCACCAGTATTGGCAACACCTGTCACACGCAAGCTACCTTTGGCCGCTGTTGCTGGAAACGATGCCAAGTAACCCGCGGTTCCTGACAGACCAGCTTGCAAGTTACCACCTTGAATAGCCGTTGTTACGTCATC